AGGAATAGATAAATTTATAGATATATTTGGTGGGTCGTTCAGTGCCTATGGTCAAACTAGAAAAACAGATGAGTTTGATGACAGAGGTAAACACAAAACAAAATCTTTCATAATAAAGAAAACTCCGAGCACACAAATGTTTCAAGATCATTTGGATGGTAAAGATCCAGCACTGGGTATTATACCAATTAACGAACAGAACAAATGTAGATGGGCCTGTATAGATATTGATTTGTACAACGGCTTTGATCACAAAGAATTAATTACAAAAATAAATAAACACAAATTTCCATTAACAGTATTTAGATCTAAGTCTGGTGGTGCACACGTATTTTTATTTACAAAAGAATTTGCACCTGCAGCATTGTTTAGATCAAAGCTAAAAGATATGGCGGCCATTCTGGGTTATTCTAGGGCAGAGATATTTCCTAAACAAAACCAGGTTGATATGCATAAGGGTGGCACAGGTAGTTTCTTAAATCTTCCTTATCATAACTCCAAGATGACAACTAGGTATGCTATCAAAGAAGATGGTTCGGCAATGACATTGTCAGAATTTTTTCTGCATTACAATATAATATCATTAGCAGAGGACCAGTTGTCTAAATTAAAAGTTAAGGAAGAGAAAGTTGTAGATGATTTATTAAAAGGTGCGCCACCATGTTTAATATCTATTGCAAAACAAGGTATACCAAACGGTCAAAGAAACAATGCAATCTATAATTTTGGTGTATATTGTAAGAAAAGATACACAGACTGGGATACAAAAATATTTAAATATAACGAATCTTATTGCCAACCACCATTAGATAAAAAAGAAATAGATACTTTAATAAAATCCATCGATGGTAAAGACTATCAATACAAATGTAAAGACGAACCTATTGCATCTTTTTGTAATTCTAAGAAGTGTGTACTACAAGAATATGGTGTAGGTGATGATGAATTACCTGGTGCAGAGATAAAAGAAATACAAAAGTATGACTCAGATCCACCATTATTTTATGTAACAATAGGTGATAAACAAGTTGAAGTAGAGTCGGCAGAACTACACGAGCCTGATAAGTTTTCATTAAAATGTCTAGAACAAATTAATCAAGCCATGCCACCTATTGGTAAACACATATGGAGAAAGGCAATCAATAAATTATTAAAAGAAACTATACCGATAGAAGCTCCAGAATCTACAAAGATTGACGTACAACTAAAAGAAATACTTACGGATTATACTACAAAGATACCAGGCAAAGATTGGAAAGATATATTAAGAGGTCTTGCATACACAGAAAAAGGTGTAAGTTATTTTAAATTCAAAGACTTTTGGAAATATTTATTAAGGACTAAATCATGGCCAGATAAACAATATCCAAAACAAAAAACAGCTAGACTACTAGAAACATTATTTAACGCAGAAGAGATCCCAGGTAAGATAAATAACAAGAGCGTTAGATATATTGCAGTGGAGCAACAAGAAGTAAATAAACCTATTGTAAGAAAGAATAAAATGAAGGAGCCACCTTTTGCTTAGAACAATAATACCAGGACCACCAGGCACAGGTAAAACACATAGACTTATGTATTACTTAGAAAAGGAATTAAAACAAACAGATCCTAATAAGATTGCATACATAGCTTTTAGTAACGCTGCAGCTGATGAGGCAAAGAAAAGAATTACTAATGACAAGATTCTTGTAAGCACTATGCATGCTTTTGGAAGTAGAGAGCTGCAACTCAGCACGTCTACGCATTTATTAAAAGGAGATAAATGGAAAGGTTTTAAAAACTTTTCTACTTATTGTTCTGAACTCTCTTTTGAAAGCTACATAAATGAATCTGGCTATCCACAATACAAAAACAATCATATGAAAATTATTGAGTATGCAAGAAATAAACAAATATCCATAGAAGAGTCTGCGCTACAATTAGAATTACATTACGGCACAGACGTTTGGTTAACAGAACAAATCTATTCAGACTTAAAATCATACAAAGAATCTACAGGTATGTTTGAGTATTCTGATATGATTTCCAAATTTGTCGAGGAAGACAAGTGTCCACCACTACACTGTGTTTTCCTCGATGAAGCCCAAGATCTGAGTCCTCTGCAATGGGACATGTTCTTTTACATAGAGAGTAAGTGTACTCGTTCATATATTGCAGGGGACGATGATCAAACTATTTATACATTTCAAGGTGCAGATCCTAATATATTTATAAATTTGAAAGGTGAGTTTGATGCACAAGTAAAATCAAGAAGAGTTCCTAGAAAGATACACAAGTTAGCAGAATCTATTTTCCCTCACATGACGAACAGATTAAAAAAGAAATGGGAGCCAAGAGATGCTGAAGGTAATATCTATAATGATATACCGTTTGAAGACATAAATTTTTCTACAGGTAACTGGATGATATTAACTAGAACCAATAAGATGTTGTCTGCATTAAAAGACCATTTGTATGATTTAAATTTAAGGTTCGATGCTAAGCAGCAGGATCTATTACCGAAGAAAATGTTAAATGCATACAGAGTTTGGATTAGATTAAACCAAGGAGCTTCTGTAAATAAAGAAGAATTAAAAGATTTGTGGGACTATCTTACTGTAAAACATGGGCATCTCGTAAGAGGATACGCAAGCAATAAGACTCTAGAGGGTATTGACTCGATTGATATTCAAGGACTGAGAGAACACTACGGGTTGCGAGCGGCGGGGGGCTGGGAAATACTAAACTTTCCAGAAAGCAGTAAGATCTACATTAGAACCATTCTAAAGAACGGTGATGACCTAATGAAACCCGCAAGAATAAAATTATCTACAATACACAGTGTAAAAGGTGAAGAGTGTGATAACGTTGTTTTGTTTACTGATCTAGAAAGAATCATATACGAATCATCACAGAAAGACGCTGACGCTGAACACCGTACATTCTTTGTAGGTATAACAAGAGCAAAAGAAAATTTATTTATAGTCAATCAAGACTATGAATATCAATACAACATAGGAGCACCAATAATATGACAAGTACAGATATGTTCGAAAAAATAAAACCACAATCAAGGCAGGTAGGAGGGAGTCACTACAAGGATTTTCACATACAGCCGTATGAGTTTATTTCTAAAAATAATTTATCTTTCTTCCAAGGATGTGTTGTGAAATACGTCTGTAGATATTTATTTAAAAATAAGATAGAAGATCTAGAGAAGATAATTCACTATTGCGAATTAGAGATACTTAAGTTACAAGATAAGAAAAAGAAATAATGTTTACAGCTCAAACAGAATGGGATTGTCCTGAAAGCTTTCCAGATTTATCTGATGCAAAGTATATTGCAATCGACTTAGAAACAAAAGATCCTGATCTTAAATCTAAAGGATCTGGAGCTATACAAGGTCATGGTGAAATCGTAGGTTTTGCTGTGGCTGTAGATGGTTGGTCTGGTTATTATCCTATTGCACACGAGGGTGGTGGTAATATGGATAGAAGAATTGTTTTGGAGTGGTTTAAAAAAGTTTGTGCAACAGACGCTGTAAAAATATTTCACAATGCGATGTATGATGTATGTTGGATAAGAGCGTATGGTATATCTCTGAATGGACATATTATGGACACCATGGTTATGGCATCTTTAATTGATGAAAATAGATTATGGTACTCATTAAACAGTATCTCATTTGATTATCTTAGAGAGGTAAAAGATGAGAAAGCTTTGAAAGAAGCCGCAGAGTCTTGGGGTATAGATCCAAAAAAAGAATTATATAAACTACCGGCTATGTACGTTGGAAGTTATGCAGAAAAAGATGCTGAGCTTACGTTAGAATTATTTAAAGTATTATCTCGAGAAATAAGTAAACAAAATCTTACAAACATATTTGATTTAGAAACACAATTGTTTCCATGTTTAATTGACATGAAATTTAAAGGGGTGTGTGTCGATGTCGAACGTGCTCATAAATTGAAGAAAGAGTTATCACAAAAGGAAGAAGAACTCCTATTGTTAGTAAAAAAAGAAACAGGACTAGATGTTCAAATATGGGCTGCAAGATCGATCGCAAAAGTATTTGATAAGCTGTCTTTAACTTACGCCACAACCGAGAAAACGGGGTCACCTTCATTTACAAAAAACTTCCTTTCCACACATAATCATCCTGTAGTTCAAAGTATAGCAAAGGCAAGAGAGATAAACAAGGCACACACAACTTTCATAGATACTATATTAAAACATCAGTATAGAGGTAGAATACATGCAGACATAAACCCTATAAGATCAGATCAAGGTGGAACAGTTACAGGTAGGTTTAGTTATTCTAATCCAAACTTACAGCAGATACCTGCAAGAAATAAAGATTTAGGTCCAATGATTAGATCTTTATTTATACCAGAGAAAGATCATAAGTGGGGTTGCTTTGACTACAGTCAACAAGAGCCAAGACTTGTAGTGCATTATGCTGCAACAACAGAACCAATATGTTTTGATAACTCTGTATCAAGTATTGTAGATAAATTTAAAGATAACAGCGTTGACTTCCACCAGACAGTGGCTGACATGGCAAACATATCTAGAACACAAGCCAAGACAATTAATTTAGGTCTTTTCTATGGTATGGGTAAAGCAAAACTTCAAGCTGAACTTGGTTTAAATACAAAAGAAGAAGCTGAAGATTTGTTTAATCAATATCATCAGAACGTGCCTTTCGTTAGAGATCTTATGAACTACACATCTAAAACAGCTCAGACATCTGGATCAATAGGAACTTTGTTAGGTCGTAGATGTAGATTTAACAAATGGGAACCAGCTCAGTTTGGTATGCATAAACCTATGGATTACGAAGAAGCTGAGAGAACTTATGGAAGAGGTAGAATTAGAAGAGCGTTTACTTACAAAGCTTTAAATAAATTAATACAAGGATCTGCTGCGGACATGACAAAGAAAGCCATGGTAGATTTATACAACGAGGGTATTATACCACACATACAAATACATGATGAACTAGACATCTCTGTTGAGTCTGATGAACGAGCAAAGAAAATAATTGAAATTATGGAGAATGCTGTTAATTTAGAAGTTCCCAATAAAGTTGATTATGAATCAGGCAAAACTTGGGGTGATATTTATGGATAATTATGGCTTACCTAAACGCAAACATTCCTGTAACATATGCTCAAATAAAAAAGGAGTATTTGTATGATCTTAAAAGTCATCATGGCGAAGTTGAAGACTGTATTATTTTCGGAATTAGCTCGATCACTGGTAAGTCGATTCTGTTCCATGCAATTATGGAGAACGGTGCTATCTTCTATCGTCTCCCGATTACAGCGTTTATACAACGCGGCTTCAAACCGGAAGATGTTCCTAGGCGTAGACTTGATGAGTTACAGTTATGGAATTGTTTCAGTTATTATCCTGCTGTTACTTCTTGGGATATCCTAGACGGACAAGCTGGTAAATACATAGGTAAAGACAAAAAATGGCACCATGGGCAGTATTTATTCACTGTTGACTTTGCTCACCCTGAAAGTAATATACTGGATACGGATCACTCAGAGATACCGCATGAGCATAAATGTGCTCACATCATAGCTCTTGATGACGGGAACTATGCAGCACAACCTAATAATAGATGTATATGGGACATACCTTCGTTTACAGTGAAGAATAACATCCCAGATTGGAAAGTGCAGACATCTGAGTGGAATGTAGAAAACACAAGTAAATGGAAGACCGAAGATACGGATAACTTCTTTTACGAAATTGAGGAGAAGAAACATGATTGATAAATGTAAAAACATTTGTTGCAGAGCTTGGGAAAAAGTAAAAGGCTTATGGAATAAATGGGTTAATTGGATCTTTAAAGGTTTCTATAAGTAATTTATGGCGCTAAAAATCGGAGAAGAACAAGCTGTGCAGATGCCAATGAAAACGGTTGTCAGTTTGATAGTCATTGTGGCCTTGGGCACCATGGGCTATTTCCAAATTGTAGAGCGCCTTAATATTGCTGACACTAAAATTAAGATCATGGAAAAAGATCTTGAAGAAAACACGGAGTTTAGAATAAAATGGCCTCGTGGTGAAATGGGATCTTTGCCCGCAGATAGCGAGCAATACATGATGTTGGAGGATCTTTATAAGACAACTGATAAGATCAACAAACACATTGAGTCCATGATGAACAACAGAATTAATATTGAATTTTTACAAGGACAAATGAAAAAAGTTCTTGACGATATTGAAGAACTAAAAGATAAAAATAGAGATATGTATTATAATGGTAACGGAGCAAAACAATGATCGCTGAAGTGGTAGCCCTCCTCATGTTCATAGGGCCTGAAATTAAGGAGCATCGTATCCAGCCAGAGGGTATGGCCCAATGCCTTCGCCATAAACGTATCGCGGAGAGACAGTTTACACCCAACGTTCAATACAAATGTCTCAAATCAAAAGCAGAAATAGAAACAAATATTGATGGCTCAAAAGCAATCAAAAAGCTAATATTAGAATAATGGAACCCTTTTTTCCTGTTAACACATTGATAGCTTTCCTATTGCTTTGTGTAGTAATATATGTAGGGTTAAACGATAACAATAAATTATGAAATTGACAGCTAACATAACCTTGGATGAGCTTACCAAGAGTCAAACAGCAGAACGTAAAGGAATAAATAATAATCCTAACCCTGCACAGATAGAAAATTTAAAAGCATTAGCCACAAATATATTACAGCCAGTCAGATCACATTTTGACAAACCTTTAATTATATCATCAGGATTCCGTTGTGCTCAGCTGTGCATAGAGATTGGAAGTTCAGTTAATAGCCAACATGTGGCAGACAACAATGCAGCAGCGGCTGACTTTGAAATACCTGGTGTAGATAACAGAGAATTAGCTCACTGGATTAGATCAGAGCTAGAATTTGACCAGCTCATATTAGAATTTTATCGCGATAACGAACCAACGTCGGGCTGGATACATTGTAGTTATTCAACAGATCATAATAGAAATCAATCATTAAGAGCACAAAGAGTCGATGGTAAAGTGTCGTACACACCATGGTTAGAATAGGTTACATAGACACTGTTCATGGTGAGTGTCCTCACTGTAAAGAGGATACTTTATTAGTTGCTATTGTGACTGACTTTTATAAATGCACAATGTGTGGGCATGAAACAAGACAATATATAAATGGATCTATTAAATATTTAAAACTTGATGACAAAGATAGAGAGTTTATTGAAAAATCAAAAGAACTAGACGAGAAAGATGGCTAAGAAAAAACCTATGTTTGGGGTAAACAATTACCACAAACGAACTCCTAAAAAACGTCCAGGTGTACACACCAAAAGATTAAACAAAAGAAAACCTCATAGGAAAAAATATAAAGGACAGGGGCGTTAATGTTTGAGAAAGTTACGATTATAACGTTGTTATATTTAACAACCATGGGAGATGTTAAACAACACAGCTTTGAGATATTTGAATCTTGTGATACTTGGTTTCACACAAATGTAAGAGTTCACGAACGTAAAAAGCGTAAAGTATTTAGTAATCACTACTATCACACATACAAAGATAAACAGGTTATTGGGTATATATGTGGAGATGATCCTCCACAATAGAATGATTCTAAACTGGATCGCTAGTTACTATGCATTTAAACTTGACAGTGACCAAGCTTCTATTAACTTCTGCTTCTCCTAATTCTCTCATCAACCCCATAGCATTGAGATAACCTGCGGTTGCACAGTCAAAATGGGCCTTATATTCGCCTGCAGGCATTTCATTCATACAGGCCATGTGCAACGCTGAACACACCTGCATTATTAATAAAAACTTCATTTTATCCTTGTATATTTTGAGTTAATGTCCTATATTTAGGAAAACAATTAATATAAAGAAAGGTTACAAGCTATGACAGACTTTAGCAAGTATAAAAACATAACGGTGGATAATGCCACGTATGAAACAATAACAAAGCTTCAGACCAAACTAGCATCAGATGTTAAGTTGAGTCGAAGTCAAGTTGTGAAGACGTTAGTAAATGAGAAAGCGAGAAAATTAAATGGCAGAGTTAGCAAATAGTGGTGTATTTTTTGAACACAAATTAACACCAGAACAAAAACTTTGGAAAGCTGTGTTATCACAGGGAGTTTACGAAGCATGCTCAAAGAGAGCACAAGCTTTGCCTTTAACTTACGGAGAGATGAGATCTGCCTTAGAGTGGATTGACTTATCTAATAAGGACTTTTGTATCGTATGTGCTTTTGCAGGGTATGATCCAAGATATATTCTGAGAAAAGCAAAAAATAAAATCAACAAATGGTTGCCCAATGGTTCGTAAAATATGTGATGCCTGTATGGGTAATGGTTATCGAAGGATCTGGAAAGATCAATCGGAGAGAGAAAAAATAACAATACAATGTTCAAAATGCGAATCAGCAGGGGAGATAGAAGATGAAGACTTTAACTATGATTATAGTGGTATTAATCACAACAAGTTGCAGTAAGACTTTTGAACCAAATGACTTGCTGGATCCAACATCAACAATCGTTAAACAAATATTGAAAGGACCTAAAAAATGAAAATAATAATATTATTGGCCATAGTGGCTGCCTTATTTTTAACAAGCTGTACTTATAGGGTTCAGTTTGGAAAAGCATGTACACCAAATAATTCTGAATGGAGTTATGTTTGGTTAAAAGAAAAAGGTGAAGTAAATATATCGAAAGAGAATTGTACAAAATGACCGACGAACTATACGAAGCAACTAAAAAAGAAGTCATGACAGAGCATCAAGAATATATAAATGCTGATGCTCCTGCTGAAGTTTGGGCGCAGAGAAATGAATATTTACACAAACATATAGACAAACTATATGAAGAAATAAAAGAACTGCGAACTGATAACATTAGACTGACAAAACAAATTGAAGATCAATTAAAACAGTTTAGAAACAAAGGAAGTATATGAACAGAAAAACTAGCTTTACGTTTAGACTAAAATGTATATTGAAAAAATGTAGGGACAGAGGTAAGTGGGATCTGATATCTAAGCTGTGTTATAAGTACGGCGTTGTATGCATTGGAGAAAAGTTCTATGATTAGAACCCTGCCAGACACAATTGATCTTATAAAAAGAAAATATAAAAGACTCATTGACATTCCTTTATCTTGGATGGAATCGTTTGGTAGCTGGATGAATGGCTACGCATGGCGTAAACGATGGTCTAACAGGAAAACAGGGACGGGTTATCGTGAGTCTTAGAAAGTTATATGTTAATAGTAGTCTTTTGGAAAAAGAATGTGGGAAATGTAAAAAAACATTTCCAAGAAACTCAGAATATTTTTATGCTAAAAAACATCAAACAAATTTAAATGCCACACAATACAGTACATATTGTATAGCCTGTGAAAACAGTAGAAGCCAGGTATACAAAAAAGTATATAAAGGGAAAATAAAAGCAAACTATTTAAACTACAGAAAAAGCGAACACGGTTATTTTATGAATATGTGGCAAGGTGTAAAAAAGAGTAAGCATGGTTCTGAGTTTAAAGATTTTAAAGAATTTTTTGATTGTTGGGTTGAACAACAGAAAACATACGGAACTAGATGTCCTTATTTAAACATAGAGATGACTAGAAATTTAGGTAACAATAATAGTGAGTCTGGTGCTAGAAAATGCGCAACTAATATTTCTAAAGATAGAATAGATAGTACTCTGCCTTATAGTCGTAAAAATATAATGTTTTGTTCTTGGCAAGCTAATAATATGAAAGGATCTGTGACACCTATGATTGCGAAGAGATATCTAGGTTTTTATAAAGAAAGATTTGGAGATGGTAATTAAGAATCCAGTTGCGAAAGAATTAAGAACTAAAAAATATAGACCTAAAGTGGTGAAAGATAAAAAGAAGTATGATAGAAAGTATAACGCAGCAATTGCATATCGTGAGATGTTACGATTTTTTAGGAAAAATTATGAAGAGTAAAGATAAGAAGATTGAGCAAAAACCTGATGATGCTCCTAAAGATCCGAATGAGATATTCTGGATTAATGAAGACGAGGAATACTCAAAATATCTAGCGCAATTTTTTAAAGGTAAAGATGAAGTGGAATAAAAGATTTACTTATCCTAAGTCTGTGCGTTCTCTTGTGAATGACGCTAGGCACTACGAGGTGGGTAGCGAGAAACTGCCGTCTGTTACCACAATACTAGCTGCTACACAGAGCGACGAGAAGCGAGAGTCTTTGGCTAAATGGATTGCTAAAAAAGGCAAGACTGAGGCCGAACGTGTTAAAAATGAGGCAGGTAAAAGAGGCACTGCGATGCATAATTATTTAGAGTATATGGTGGCTGGAAAAAACCTCTTAGATCTCACAGAGGAGGGCGTAGAGGCCAAGAGAATGGCCGAAGTGATACGAGATAAGGGTTTTACTGATTTAGATGAGATATGGGGTTCGGAAGTAGTATTATCTTACCCAGGGTTGTATGCAGGTCAAACCGATCTTTGTGGTATTTACCAAGGGCGCGAAAGTATAATTGACTTTAAGCAATCGAACAAGCCTAAAAGAGAAGAATGGATTGAAGATTATTACTATCAAATGGTTGCCTATGCCATGGCACATGACGCTATACACGGGACCCGAATTGAACAGGGCGTGATTCTTATGTGTACGCCTGATTTATTTTTTCAAAAGTTTGTCCTAAATGGGTCAAGATTTAGGCAATACAAATGGAAATGGCTCTGGAGATTAAGTGAATATTATAAAACAAAAGTGTAGAGAAGCTGATATTCTGGCTGCTCGTTTCTACAAATCTGCAGCTGGGGACAGGCAGCGAGTGGCGAGGGACTGGCTAAATAGGGTCAAAGAGGCAGCTGATATGATAGAATTGTACACTTCTGACGCACAAAAATGTAGAAAGGATTTGGCGTCAAATAAGGCTTATTTAAGCTTTCTACAAAAAAATGTAGAAAGAAAATGAAAAATGTAGAAGCTAGAAACGTTGGTATTCCTTACTAATAGTATCTTTTTCTACATTTCTACATTTTTATTTTTCATTTTGATGTAGCGCTTATTATAATTGAGAATTTATATCTATATATGTAGAATTGTAGAAAGTAGGTTATAAAGACATATGAAAAGGAAGAAGAGCAAATATAAACACGCAGTGATTGGTAAGAAGAAGTATTACTTTTACAAGATTGTATGGAACGATCCGTGCGGTGACAGCGGGCATGCGGAAGCATCAGAGGTAAAAGATTTAAAACCTGCCGTTATGATATCTCAAG